ATGACGAACCTACCGGCAACACTATCGACCTTGGAAACGCAGATTGGCGCACTCACTGAAAAGCTGGCGCCTGCGACCGAAGATCATGTTTCGAAAGCCGTTCGGTCATTGCTGGCCGCCGGCCTGGCGCTTCCTTCCGGGATGAAGGTCGAGAAGGCCCCCGAGATCTACGCCTACGCTCTCTCCGGCATTCCTGCCTACGGCGTACAAAAGGCGACGGGCTGCATCATCCGCGGCGAATATGACATCAATCGCGGCTTCGTGCCAACGCCGCCCGAGTTTGCCGCTATGGCGCGCCTCGAAAGCAAGGCAATCCGCGAAGACTTGGTGAGGTTGCGTGAGAAGCAGGCGACGCTGCAGGAGGCCGCCACGCCTCGCGAGAAGACCGACGAACAGCAGATGGCCCGCATTCGCAAGCTCTATGCCGAATTCAAGACCGCGCACGCCGAAAGCAAAGTTACCGATCGGTTCCGGCAGCAGATCGAAGAGATGACGCCAGAGCAGGCGAAATATTGGGAAACCATTAGCGCCATGCGTGACGCGCCGTCCATCAGCGAAGAGCAAATGGCATTCCGGCGCAAGATCGGCAAGGAGATCGATCAAACGGCACAAGACGAGAGAAAGGCAGCAGAATGAAGAAGCCTAAGGCAGAAAACAGCACCATCCAGTTTGCTTTGATGGACGACGGCAGCGTGATCATCCACCAGAAATTTCCGAACGGCCAATGCACGTTTGTCGAGATCGGATCTGTCGACGCGATGACGCCGGTCATAGACGGCCTAACCAATTTTCAGAAGCGCTGCAGAGCGCACCAGTAACCAGTAACGAGGCGAGTAAGCCATGAACATGTCAGTAGGCGGACTGCAAAAGCAGCATGAGAACTGGAAGGCAGCGCAAAAGCGTATGGCTATGGCGGCTATTAAGACCGTGACTACAAAGCCACAGATAGAGGTTATAACGGCTACGGTCGTCAAACAGCCTGTCATTGAGGTTGTGCAACCAAAGCGCAAGCCTATGTGGACGTGGGCAGAAATCAATTTCGACTGGCATGTGCGCGTCTGGCGCGAAACGCTCGATGCGACGATTTCAACGCTTGCTCATGAGAATGCTGCCCTGCGCGCGGCGCTTCAGATCGCCGATATCGATCTAGGCTCCGGAATGACGATCAGGCGACCGGTCAAGGAGATTGTCGAGGAAGTTCTTGAGAATTTCCCCGGCATCACCTGGGAAGACATCAAAGGCCAGCACCGATCTGTCGATGTGGTCTATCCCCGGCATCTGTGCATGTATCAGGTATTCACCCAGCGACGGGACATGTCTTATCCGAGGATCGCCAAGGCCTTCGGTGGCCGCGATCATACGACGGTGATCAGTGCCGTTGTCAAGATCAGTGGCATGAACGCTGAAGACCACCGCAAAGCATTAGAGCGGCAGAGAAAATTCTGCAAGAAGCGCAGAAAATACGCTCGGGAGCGAATTCGCGAGCTTGAAGCGGCAGCAGCACAATAACGAGGTAACAGCATGGGCGGCAAAGCAACCAAGGTAAAACGACCTGCAAACAAGGGCGCTGGCCGTCCAAGGAAGCAGAACGTCGAAAGGTACCCGAGCGGAGACATCAAACGATCGGAGACGCAGAAGGAAGTCATGAGCGTGGCGATCGACGCACGCCGCCGTGTGGATGGCTGGGGCGACAAGGTGAGCGACGATACCGTCAAGAGCCAGTTCGCAGGCTATACTCTAGGGCGTATCTTCCTCGACGGCAGGATTACCGAAGAGCAGCGCAAGGCCGGTGACGAGTATGCGGAGATCCATGCCCGCTATCGCCGTCTCGTCGGCCTGCCGGCTCCCAGCGCTCGTGCGCAATCACTCTTCAGCATCAAGGGCCATGAAGGCGATCAGACGGAAAGTATCACCCAGAAGGCACGCAAGGCCAGAAACGCCATGATGGAGGTCGAGGGCATCCTGCTCCAGTGTGTGGACGGGCCGCAGGTGAAGCAGACAGTTTTCAACACTTCGGTTATGGATTACGAGCATCTGAGAGGGATGAATGACCAACAGCTTCTGTGGCTTAAGCGTGGATTGAAGGCTTTGGCCGATCGGCGGCAGTTGCCAAATCATAACAAATCAGTTATCGGTTGGGATATTCCAATCTCGAATTGCGTCTGACGAAATCGCTTCGGCGATAGGCCGCCTGATCAGCGGCATCACTGAGGGACCCTCGGGTGGTTAAGCTCTCGGCCTCGGAAAATAAATGAGAGTGGCATGCCGGCTCTGCCTCCCTAGAAACCGGCCTCAACACCATACAGCAGTTCAGGTGCGAGGCAGCATGAGTTTTCTATCCGAGCATCCTGAGTTGATGATGGAAGTGATAGCCGTGATAGCCGTCCTTGTCCAGCGTGCCGGCGGTTCAGTCGAGATAACCAAGGCAGAAGCGCCAGGCCCGTTCAACCTCCTGACAAAATTCGACGGCCACGGGTCATTCTTCATTGTGCGAGAGGATATCACGCATGAGGAAGTCGACCGGCTGAAGGCTTACGAGTGAGCCCAGCATGAACCCTTCAGAGCCTCACCGCGTAGCAATCCTCATCATCCTGGCTCTCATAGCCTTTGCAATAGGTAGCATCCCCTATTGGGGCCCAATGGCATGGCTAGGCCAATGAGCGTTCCCTTCGCTCTCGTAGCAGTCCTGTTCGCCGGCTCCATCATCTACTCTCCGACATTCGGCAACTATCCTGCCTATGCTCTCGGCATAATCCTCACCACTCTCATTATCGTAAAGCTCATGGAGCCATGCTGATGTGGATCAAGGCCGTTCTCGTCATCGCATTGCTGGCTTCGGCAGGGTGCCAGAGCCATTACGAACCGCCAGGACAGGATTTGCGGCGCGCTTTGTAGAATATTCATATCGCGAAATGCCAAAGCCCCACCGGGCAGATGAATTAATATTCTAACGAGGTGCCGAAATGATCGAATCCCTCATCGTCCTCATTATCCTGATCATCGTCCTCGGCATCGTCGTCTTCGTGATCAACATGCTGATCGACCTGATACCGATGGATCCGCGCTTCAAGCAGGTCGCAAAAGTATTACTAATCCTCGTCGCGGTGCTCATTCTCATCATGCGCGCCCTTCCGCTGGCTGGCATCAGCCTCGGGCATATCTAAAGCAAAGGCAGGTAAGTTATGGCTTCTCCTGAATGGAACCGCGGCGGCGCTAGCGCCATGAACTACGGGCGCAAGGGCGCAGCTATTACGCCAGGCGCTTCCGATCTCGATCCCATCCCGAAGGCAGTCGTCATGACGACTACTGGCGACATCACGATCGTTCCTGATGGAAACGCCAACGCAACCACTATCACCTTCACAGGCTGCCCGGTCGGCTTCATGCCGCCGTATGTCGTTCGTCGAGTGACCGCATGCTCTGGCACGTGCGCGACTGTGGATGCCTGATGTCTGGCGTATCGACTTACACGGAAGAGATGGCTGACAAGATCTGCGAGCGCATTGCTGACGGGGAAAGCCTCAAGGCGATCTGCGAAGATGACGAGATGCCTTCGAAAGCGACCGTGTTCAAGTGGCTGGCTGAAAACACAGCATTCTCTGACAAATACGCGCTCGCGCGCGAAGCCCAAAGCGACGCTCTTTTCGACGACATTCTGTCGATCGCTGATGATGCTCGCAACGACTGGATGGAACGCAACTTCGGAGACGCTGCTGGGTGGGTTGAGAACGGGGAAGCGCTCAGACGCTCACAGCTCCGAATCGACGCCCGCAAGTGGATGGCGTCGAAACTGAAGCCAAAGAAGTATGGTGATAGGCTTGACCTCAACCACTCTGGAAGCATCGCATCCATCCCAGATGACGCCCTCGATGCTCGCCTCCTTAAGCTCCTCGGAAAAGCTGGAACTGCTGGGACTGCTGGAGGAGAAGGAGAGGAGGAGGAAAGCTAGGCTTCTTTTCGTTTACAAGCCCTACGCGAAACAAAAGGAATTCCATTCTGCTGGCGCTCTCTTTCGTGAGCGGTTGTTCATGGCGGGTAATCAGCTCGGCAAGACCTTGGCGGGTGCAGCAGAAGCCGCGATGCACCTCACTGGTCGATACCCTGATTGGTGGGAAGGCAAACGCTTCGATCAGCAAGTGATGATGCTCGCCGGCTCTGAATCGTATGAACTGACACGCGATGGCGTCCAACGCCTGCTTGTCGGGCCGCCGATGAGCGAAGAGGACTGGGGGACTGGTTATATCCCCAAGGCCGACATCGTAGCCACGACACGCCGCTCTGGTGTTTCTGGTGCGCTTGATACGGTCACGGTTCGGCATGTGTCCGGCGGCACGTCAACGCTGCTGTTCAAGGCATATGAGCAGGGCCGCGGGAAATGGCAGGCCAACACGGTTGATTTCGTCTGGTTCGACGAAGAGCCGCCGGAAGATGTCTATTTCGAGGGGATTACCAGAACGAATGCGACGGGCGGCTCCATTGCCGTCACGTTCACACCTCTCAAGGGCATGAGTACGGTCGTTGCCCGTTACATCCTGGAGAAATCCATAGACCGCGAAGTCATCACGATGACGATCGACGACGCGGAGCATTACACGCCGGAAGAACGGCAGAAGATCATCGACAGTTATCCGCCACATGAGCGGGAAGCACGAACGAAGGGCATTCCGTCTCTCGGGTCTGGCCGCATCTTCCCGGTTCCGGAAGAGGACATCACGGTCACGCCATTTGCCATTCCAAAGCATTGGGTGCAGATCGCCGGTATCGACTTTGGCTGGGATCATCCGACCGCTGCTGCAAACCTCGCATGGGATAGAGACAGCGACGTCATGTATGTCACGAAGGTCTATCGCAAGCGCGAGGCGCCAGTTCATACGCATGCCGCTGCTCTGAAGCCCTGGGGCGCATGGTTGCCGTGGTCATGGCCGCATGATGGCAACAACGACACGGCGGCCGGCGAGAACCTGGCATCACAGTACAAGGCTCAGGGGCTTGGCTTCCTTCAGGAGCGAGCAACGTTCGAAGATGGCAGCAACAGCGTCGAAGCCGGTCTCATGGACATGCTCGATCGCATGGTGACGGGTCGTTGGAAGGTTTTCTCTACCTGCACCGAGTGGTTAGAGGAATTCCGCCTGTATCACCGCAAGGACGGCAAGGTCGTCAAAGAGCGCGACGATACGATTTCCGCATCCCGATATGCGCTGATGATGAAGCGGTTTGCGAAACAGAATGCGCCAGCCTCTGGTTGGAAGTTTGAGGCTCGAAAGGTCGTATAAATGGCGGAAATGACCCCAGAGCAAGTTGTCGGCGTTGTCTCGCTGCTCGTCAAGGACGCGGAGAATTACCGAGACGAGCTGTCGAAAGACCGCGACAAGGCGATGGAATACTACGACGGCGAGATGAATGACGTTGCCGTCGAGGACAATCGGTCGAAGGTCGTGTCCCGTGACGTGCGTGCGCAGATCAAGAAGGCGTTGCCCTCGATCATGCGCACGATCCTCGGCAATGACAAGGTCGTCGAATACGAGCCCGTTGCTGAGAACGACGAGCAGTTTGCCGACCAGGCGACAGATTACATAAATTACGTCGTCTTCCCGGAAAGCAATGGCTATGAGGGCGTGCAGGACGCAGTCTTCGACGCCATGCTCCTGCGAAACGGCATTCTGCATTGGTGGTATGACAAGCGCATCAATGTCAGCGTATCGCGACACACCGGACTCTCAGAGGATGAACTTGTCCAGCTTGTCGCGCCTGATGATGTGGAAGTCCTCGAAAAGGATGAGCGCGTCGAGCAGGTTGACGGTCCCGAGGGTTTGGTTGAACTTCACGTCTATGACGTGAAGATCCGCCGACGCGTCACGAAGGGATGCACGAAGCTCGCCGCGGTGCCGCCGGAAGAGTTTCTTTGCCATCCCGACGCACTGGATCTGGACGAAAGCCCACTGGTCGGCATCAACAAGCGCCTGCGCCGGTCTGATCTCGTTGCAATGGGCTACGACAAGGACAGGATCGATGCCATTCCGATCGCCAGCAAGGATGCTGAGCAAGAAGAAGAGGAATCGACCCGTCGTCGTGAGGTCTGGACGCAAGAGGATTCGACGCAGCGAGCACTGCAGGAGGTCGATTACTACGAACTGTTCGTTCGTGTCGACGCTGATGGGGACGGGATTGCGGAGCTTCGCCGCATGGTGTTCGCAGGCGGCCTGAAGGTAGCGAACCTTCTCGATAACGAGGAATGGGACGAGATCCAATTCGCGGACATCCTCTGCGAGCGCCGCCCGCATCAGCGAGAGGGCAATTCTGTCTCTGATGACATGGTCGACATCCAGAGAATAAAGACTGTTCTTCTCCGTCAGACGATGGACAACCTTTATTGGGCCAACAACCCTCAGCCTGTAGTGCAGGAAGGCGTCGTTCAGAACCCTTCGTCAGTGCTCAACCCGAAATTCGGTGAGCCTATCCGCGTCACGCAGGGCGTCCCGGCCGATCAGGCGGTAAAGTGGAACATCGTGCCGTTCGTGGCCGAGAAATCCTTCAACATGCTGGAATACCTGGATCGGGAAGCAACCGACCGCACTGGCATTTCTGATGCGTCCAGCGGGTTGCCGCCTGATGCGCTGCAGAACGTGACGGCGAAGGCGTCGGCGATGATGGAACAGGCCGGGATCGGCCAGACCGAGCTTATGGTGCGCACAATCGCCCATGGCCTCAAGCGCATGTTCAAGGGCCTTCTGCAGCTTACGATCAAGCATCAGGACCAGCCCCGAACGGTTCGCCTGCGCGACAAGTGGGTGACGTTCGATCCTCGCCAGTGGAATTCCGGGATGGACGCCACTGTCAACACGGGCCTCGGTGCCGGCACACGTGAGCGCGACATGATGATGATGACGCAGATCATCGCGCTACAGGAAAAGCTTCTTGTGTCGCTCGGCCCTGACAATCCGTTTGTCAAGCCTGACAACGTCTACAACGCCATTTCGAAATTTTCGGAGTCGGCAGGCGCCAAGTCGCCGGATTTGTATTTCACCAAACCAGATCCTGAAGAGATCAAGGCGAAGATGGACGCTGCTGCCAATCAGCCTAATCCAGAGGTCGTGAAGGTCCAGGCTCAGGCCGAAGCAAAGCAGCAGCAGGCCGCGCTCGACGCGCAGGTCAAGCAGCAGCAGAACGAAACAGACGCTCAGCTTGAGATGGAACGCCTGAACCGGGAATTCGCTCTCAAGCAGGAGCAGTTGAACCGGGAACTCGACCTGAAGCGCCAGCAGCTTGAAGCGGAACCGACCTGAAGCGCCAGCAGAGCGCGGCTCAGATCATGATGAACGCTCAAGTGACCAACGCCAGGACATCTCAGGTTGAGATCGGAGGCCAGCCCGGATGACGGACGCTGAAAAGGTCGCTCAGGCCCGGGCGTTGCTCGACATGCCGATATTCCACAAGCTTTGGGATGAGATGGAAGAGGGCGCAATCAACGCCTGCCTCTACGCCAAAGCGACAGACACAGAGACAGAAAGCGAAGTGCGCGCCTCAAGGGCTGCAGAAGCACGCGCGATAAGGAATTTCCGCAGCAAGCTAAACGCTCTCGTGAGCGAAGCCAATGTCTCGCGGAAAGGTGCACCCGCATAGTGCCGGAGCACTCAAACTCCTGAGAAGGAAATAGCATGTTTGGAAACGAGAGTGCCAACCTGCCAGCCGGCGGGAGCAAAACCGTTGAACCCTCGACTGATCTCGACAACCCGGAAAATCTGAACTTCTGGGAGCCAGGCGACGAAGAAGAAGTCGCCGAGGCCAACCCGAACAAGGAAGAAGAAGGGATCGAAAGCGAGACGGATGAGGCCTCTGAAGAAGATGGTCAAGAGTCCGACGCCCCCGATGATGAGCAGGAACCAGACCCCGAGGCAGAGCCGAAGGAGAAGGAAGATGCGGTCGTCATTACCCTCAAAGGTGGTGAACAGGTTCCTCTAGAGGAGCTGAAGCTCGGGTATATGCGGGAGCGGGATTATCGCCAGAAAACGATGGAGACGGGCAACCAGCGCCGTACTCTTGACGAAATGACAGCACGCGTCACCAGAACGGTCGACGCCTTTGCATCCCATCTCGCCGGCATGTTGCCGGATGAACCACAGCCCGCGCTGGCTATCTCCAATCCGAACGAATATGTGCGCCAGAAGGCCATGTATGACTCGGCATTGGCGCAAGTCAACCGCATCATTGAAATGGCAAACGAGCCGAAGGATGTGGCGAAAAAGCTCACCGAGCAGCAGGAAGAGGAGCTTCTAAGCTCTGAAGATGCCAAGCTCGCTGAAGCCTTCCCGCAGACCAGGAAGTCGCCCGAAGAGCGCAAGAAGTTCTTCGACGAGGCTTTCAAGACGGCGGTCGACCTCGGTTTTACCGAGCAGGAGCTGAAAGGCAACATCGATCATCGCTATTTCAAATTGGCATATTGGGCCAAGAAGGGGCTTGAAGCGGAGAAGGCCAAAACCAAGGCCATGACGAAGGTGAACAACGCCCCCCCGGCAGTCGCCAACGGCAAGTCCAAGGGGCCGGCCTCACAAACTGTCCGCTCCAACCAGGATGCAATGAAGAAGCTGTCCCGAACCGGGTCGATCCGCGACGCAATGGCGATCGACTTCGAGTGATCCCTAATCTTCGAGGACAAACATCATGGCAGTCATTACCAATACCTTCCGCACCACGAATGCGGTCGGCAATCGGGAAGAGCTGTCCGACGTGGTATCGCGTATCACGCCGGAAGACACCCCGATCTATTCCCTGATCGAAAAGGGGAAGTGCGTTTCCGTTCACCCTGAATGGGAAACCGACGAACTGGCCGCTCCCGGCGAAAACATCCGGGAAGAAGGCGAAGACTACACCTTCGACGCAATCACGCCTCCGGCACGTCTGGGCAACTATACCCAGATCATGCGCAAGGACTGGATTCTGTCGGGCACGCAGGAAGTCGTTTCCGAAGCTGGCAACGTTCAGAAGCGGAAATATCAGAAGCTCAAGAAGGGCGTCGAGATCCGCAAGGACGTTGAGTACGCCATTCTCGACACCAAGGCATCCGTTGGCGGCGCTGTCCGCAACTTCGGTTCGCTTAATACCTGGCTGATCACCAACGTATCGCGTGGTGGTTCGGGCACCAACGGCGGCTTCAACTCGGGCACCGGCCTTACGGTCGCTCCGGGCGCCGGCACGCAGCGCGCATTCACGAAGACCATCCTGGATAACGTGATGCAGCTCGGCTACCAGAACGGCGCCAACTTCCGGCACGTCTCTGTCTCGCCATATGTCAAGTCGGTGTTCGTCACCTTCATGTCGGACACGAACGTGGCGTCCTTCCGCTACGCCGTCTCCAAGGGCGGCGAGCGCAACACCATCATTGCAACGGCCGACTATTACGAAGGTCCGTTCGGCACGGTGATGGTCCACCCGAACCGCGTACAGGCCGGCTCTGCCACGCTGGCACGCAACGCCTTCTTCATCGACACGGAATTCCTTGAATTCGAATGGCTTCGCAAGATCCAGGAAGACAAGGACGTGGCGAAGACCGGTGACGCCGACAAGGGCGTGATCATCGGCGAAGGCACGCTGAAGGTGAAGAACGAAAAGGGCCTCGGCGTTGCCGCTGACCTCTTCGGCCTCACGGCTTCCACGTAAGGAGATAAGATCATGACCTATTCCTACCTCCCTATTGCCGTGACGGCCTCGGCAACGCTTAACCGCAAGCGTCATGCCGGCACTACAACGGTCATCAACGCAGCAGCAGGCGCCACTCTGACGCTTCCTGCTGCGTCCGGTACCGGCGATGAATATACCATCTTCGTCGGCACCACGGTCACGTCCAACAACGCCATCGTCCAGGTGGCGAACAGCACGGACGTGATGCAGGGTGTTCTGTCGATCGCATCGGATATCGCGGGCGTTACCTGCCCGACGACAACCACGTCCGACACGATCACCATGAACGGCTCGACGACAGGCGGCATTCGCGGCAGCTACATCGTCCTCAAGGACATGGCTTCCGGCTTCTGGGAAGTCTCCGGATCGCTCGTATCGAGCGGTACCGAAGCGACCCCGTTCAGCGCTGCCGTTTAACTCCAGGAGGGCGGCTTTCGGGTCGCCCTTTCCTTTCCATCTGAGGAACAATCATGACAGATCTGGAAAAGCAGGCCGAAGAACTCGGGATCAAGGTCGATGGCCGGTGGTCTGAAGAACGCCTGCAGCAGGAAATCGACAAGGCACTCTCCGCTCCCAAGGCCGGTTCGGAGAAGAAAACACCCATCAAGCTTCTCTACGACACCTGGTTCGAGGAAGATATCCGGACCCGCGCTGGCAAGGTCGTCGAGGTGTCGATCTCGGAAGCAAAGCGGCTGATTTCCGCCGGCAAGGCAGAGCGCGCAGACCCTATCCCGGGCGACGAATGATCAGGGACGGCGACTGGACGCTATACGACCACGATTTCGCCCTTGGCCGGACGATCTGGCACATGTTCGACGGCGAAAAAGACGTGTTCCGCGTCGACCAGAACGTGACGAGCCTTGTCAGCGAGAACCAGGCCGTTCGCAACGTCGCCGAGAAGGCTTGGCGTGGCGACTGGCACCGGGTTGCCTCTGTCCCGCTCAATATCGCCCACGATCACGGTCTCGTCAAAGCCCACTCGGAAGGCGACGACGGCTTCGTCAAGCGGTTCCTTAATTCCAGTGACAACCGCGCCTGGCGCACGAAAGAAGGTAACCTCTGATGGCTGTCTTCGCGGATTATCTGGATCTTCGCGTGGCCGTGAGCGACCATGTCGGCAATCGCAACATCTCCGATGTGCTTGCCCGACTGACGCAGGCCGCGGAGTCATGGCTGAACCAGAAGCTTCGCGCCCGCGAGCAGATCACCGCAGCAACCTTGACGTTTACGACAGGTGAGGCGCCCCTGCCGGCCAATTACCTTGAAATGATCGCCGTCTACGATTCCTTCCACCGCCCCCTCATCCAGGGAACGCTGATGGACGTGAAGCGCGTCTGTTCGGAATATTGGCGGTACGCGATCGACGGCTCGAATCTCATTATCTACGGCATCGATGGGACGCGCGATATCGAATATTACGCCGCGCTTCCGACGCTCACGACCAGCGTTTCAACGACCAACTGGCTCCTGGCGAAATATCCGAATGTTTATCTCTATGCCGTGGGGCTCGAAGCCGCGAAGTTCCTTCGTGATGCCGAGTTGACGCAGGCAACAGACGCTCTTCTTCAGCGCGCCATGAACGATCTGAAAATCGATGATGACAGAGCCATGTGGGGCAACGCCTCGGTACGGCCAGACATGGTGATGCCATGACGATTCTTGAGATCATCGAAGCAGTCTGCAAGAACGTCGGGCTTGATGTCCCTGACAATGTCGTGGCCAATACGCGGCGTGAATATGTCGAACTCGTCCAGTTCTCCAAAGAGGCAGGCGACGAGTGTGCCAGACGGGTTGATTGGGCGGCACTTCGCAGCACAGCGACGATCACGGGCACCGGAACGAATGATAATTTCGCTCTCCCGGCCGGCTTTTCCAGACTGACCATCGGCAATGCCGTTTCGGTCGGCGGTGTGCCTATTCGGGGCGGGGTCAGCCAGGACGAATGGTTCACGCTGACGCCAACCACAGGAACGCCACGGTATTTCCGGGTTAGCGGAACATCGTCCATCTCATTCTATCCATATCCCGCCATAGGCGTTCCGATCTCCGTATCCTGCCAGACGAAGAATTGGTGTTCGAACGGAACATCGACATGGAACGGCGACACCGATACGCCGCTTATCCCCGACGATCTGATCGTCAAGGGCACGATCTGGCGCTTCAAGCGTAAGTCAGGCCAGGATTTCAGCGATTACCTCGCCGAATTCGAAGCCGTTCTCACGGACATGGCAGGCACAGACATGCGGGAGCGTTCTCCTTGGCAGTAAAGGCAGCGCGCGGGCAGGTTCGCCAGACTGCACAGCCGAACCCTCAGGCACCCAGGATGCAGCACAAGTCATTCCCTGCGCCGACGCGTGGTTGGGTGACGAACGAAAACCTTGCGCTTTCGCAGCCCGCAGGGGCGCTTGTCCTGGACAACTGGTTCCCGACTTCTACGGGCATCAGGACGCGGGGTGGGGCTCGTAAGTATGCCACGATCTCGACGGGGCCCGTCACCCGCATGTGGACCTACAAAAGCGGCCAGGTCGAAGAGTTCTTTGCGTCTGACGACGACAAGATTTTCAACATCACCACGATAGCCGATCCTGATGTCATCCCGTCTCCGGTCGTCAGTGGGCAATCGAGCGGCTATTACTCCATAGCCCAGATCGGCACGCCAGGCGGCAACTATCTCTATGCGGTAAACGGCACAGACAGCCCTCGTCTCTACGACGGGTCCACATGGACGGCTGTAACTGGCGTTTCGACGCCCGCAATTACCGGTGTCACAACATCGACACTCGAATTCGTCTGGCTCTATGCGAGCCGCCTCTATTTCATCAAGAAAGACACGCTTTCCGTCTGGTATCTGCCTGTAGACGCGATCGGTGGGGCCGCGGCTGAATTCTCACTAGCCGGCATCTTCCAGGAAGGCGGCCATCTCCTGTTCGGCGGCAAGTGGTCGCTGGATTCCGGTGATGGCCTTGATGACAAATGCGTTTTCGTCTCGTCTGAGGGAGAAGTCGCTGTCTATCAGGGCCTCTACCCGGGTGATGCAGGCTGGCAGAAGGTAGGTGTTTACCTCATTGCGCCGCCGATGGGACCGAATGCCACCATGCAGGCCGGCGGCGACTTCCTTATCGCGACGGAAAGCGGAACGGTCCCGATCTCCGAAGCCGTCCGCAAGGATGCAGCGGCACTCGATCTGTCGGCCGTCACGCGCAACATAGAGACTGAGTGGCGTACGGAGGTCGTCAGACGCAAATCCCTGCCTTGGGAAATCGTCAAGTGGCCGACCCGCAACATGATGGTCGTGTCTCTTCCGGTTCCGGATGATTCAATCGAGCCTTATTGCTTCGTGGCAAACCTGCAGACGGGAGCATGGGCGCGGTTTACGGGCTGGGACACGCGCAGCATCGCGCATTATGCCGATAATGGCTATTTCGGCACGACCAACGGCGAAATCTTCATGATGGACACAGGAGGTTCCGACGACGGTGACACATATGTCTGCACCTATGTCGGCCTTCCTGATCATCTCGACAGCCCCGGCGTCACCAAGACAGTTCACCAGTCGCGCGCAATCTTCAAGTCGAACGTGCCATTCATTGCGCAGGTCAGCGCATCAACCGATTACCAGATCGATATCCCGCCAGCGCCATCCTCCGTCAACGACTTCACCGTCGATGTCTGGGACGTAGGTTTGTGGGATGTCGCACAGTGGGATGCCGGCAGCACCTCGCAGACGACTTCGCAATGGGTATCGATCGGCAAGACCGGCTTCTCTGCGTCTCCTCAGATCCAGATTACCTGCGGTGTAACACCAACGCCGACCACTGAACTGGTTGCCTTCGACATGCTGTTTGAGAACGGCGCGGTGATGACGTGATTACATGGGCGTTTGCTCAGCCAGGAAAAGAGACGGAAGCGCTTTCCTCCCTGGTCGCGGATCGCATTTGGCCAACGAAGGGCAGAAACTTTGGTGAATGCCGCGCGATAGCGGTCATGGAAGGCAAAAAGCTCGCTGCGGGGCTGATCTATCACAACTACGACCCGGATGCGCAGGTGATCGAGATATCAGGCGCATCATGGGTCAAGGGCTGGCTCACTCGCCCCGTTCTCAAGGCCATGTACGGATATCCGTTCATCGATTGTGGATGCCAGGCTGTTGTTCAGCGCGTCTCAGACGATGACACCGCTCAGCACCGGATGCTCAAGGCCTTCGGGGCTGAAAGGTACCGCATCCCACGCCTTCGAGGTGAGAATTCAGCAGAAAACATCTTCCTGACGACCCGCGAGACGTGGGCCACGAACAAGTTTGCGAGGTAGACGATGGGCAAGCCAAAGGCGCCGAAATCGCCGGATCCGAAAGAGACAGCGGCAGCCCAGACGGGAACAAACGTCACCACGGCGCTTGCCAATGCTCAACTCGGGAATGTCAACCAGTACGGCCCTGACGGCTCTGTCACCTATTCGACAAACGGCGGCCGCAATTTTACCGACCCGACGACAGGGGCAACATACTTCATCCCGCAGTATGAGCAGCGCACGACGCTTTCGCCGCAGCAACAGTCCATCAAAAGCCAGACCGACGCCGCAGAGCTCAATCTTGGATCCCTGGCGAACCAGCAATCCGGCTTCCTGAAGGACTACCTTTCAAAGCCCGTCAATCTCGACACTTCGGCCACCGAAGCGCGGACGATGGAGCTGGCCAACCAGCGGCTTGCCCCGCTCGTAGCGCAGCGTGACGAGGATCTGCGCGCACGCCTTGCCAACCAGGGCATCAAGGCCGGCTCGGATGCCTACGGCAAGGAGCTGAGCACGTTCAATCAGGGCACCAACGATGCCTATAACCAGTTGATTCTGAACGGCCACCAGCAGGCGGTTCAGGATATCCTGACGCAGCGCAACCAGCCACTCAATGAGATTTCGGCTCTTCTCTCTGGTTCGCAGGTCGGTATGCCCCAGTTCGGCGCTGGCACAAACCAGCCGTCACTGCCGACCGTCGACTATTCCGGCCTCGTCGAGCAGAACTATCAGAACCAGCTCGGCGCCTATAACACGCAGATGCAACAGTCTAACGGCATCCTCGGCGGCCTCTTCGGCCTCGGCGGCAAGGTCATCGGCCTGTCCGACAAGCGCGCCAAGAAAGAGATCGAGCCGGTGGGTGAGATGGCGGGCCACAAGCTTTACTCCTTCAAATACAAGAAGGGCAAAGGCGACGGGAAACGGCATGTCGGTGTTATGGCCCAGGAAGTCGAGAAGAAGCGGCCAGACGCTGTTTCTGAGCGCAAGGACGGTCTGAAACAGGTTGATTACGGCAAGCTTTTCAAGGCAGGAGCTAAATAATGGCGGTTCCGTCTTTCCTCTTTGGTGGAGACACCAAGGAAACTCCCGACTCCATCAAGCGCAAGCGCGATCTGGTGCGCGCTATCATGGGCGCTTCCAATGCCCCGAAGAACATCGGTGAGGGCCTGAACGCCATTGGTGACGGTATCGTTGCGAATGTCCTCGATCGCCGCGCCAACAGAGCGGAAGAGGCTGGCCAGAGTGCCGCAAACAGCCTGTTCAACAGCATCATTGGATCTCCGGCTACGCCTGGCGCGACGGGTTCGGCAATGCCGGCAGTCTCGCCATCCGGCAACATCGCTGCTGTTCCCAGCCAGCCGGGGGAGGTTTACAGCCCCTTTATCGACACTGTGAAGTCCAGCCTCAACAACCCTTATGGTCTTGCTGCAGTCGCCGCCACAGGGCAAGCGGAAAGCGCGTTCTCTCCCCAGAATGCAAACCGCACCTGGAGCGATCCGAGCGAAAGCGGAAAGGCAGGCACGGCCGGAGGTATCATGTCGTGGCGCGGCCCACGCCTTGCCGCCCTCCAGCAGTTCGCGCAAGCCAACGGTGAGCAGCCTGGAAATATCAGCCCGCAGACGCAGGCAAAGTTCTTCCTGCAGGAAGACCCGAAACTTGTCGCATCGCTCAACAACGCCAAGAGTGTTGAGGAAGCGCAACAGCTCATGAACAGAGCATGGGCCTTCCGCGGCTATGACCGCCCGGGCGGTGAGGCAGCGCGTCGCATAAGCCTCGCAAGCGGCTTTCTTCCAAAATTCCAGGGACAGGGCGGTGGCCAGGAAGTTGCAAGCCTCGATCCCTCCGCCGGCATACGCCCACAGACTGCGCCGGAAGCGATCAATGCGGCAGCTCCCCCTTCTGGGTATGTCGACCCGCAGGTTACGACTGACTTCCGCCAGCCTATGGTAGCGTCTGCCCCTCAGGCCCGCGCACCGATGCAGGCGCCCACACAGCCCGCCCCGGCGCTACCGCCTCCGACCACCATTCCGAACGCTCCGGCAGTCGCTGTGATGCCTTCTGCCGCCCCGCAGCCCCAGCCACCCCAGCAGCAGGTTGCCCAGAACGCCAGTCCTTTCGGTGGCGTAGACCCGCGCCTGTTGCAGGCACTTCAGAACCCGTGGCTGAACGATGGCCCAAAGCAGGCGATACAGTTTCGTATT